CGTCGGCGGTATTTCCAAATGCTCTGGCTACAGCCCCCTGAACTTGTTCAAGGATGGTTCCTTTTTCAATTAGCTGTTGATGAATACCCATAGAGGTGAGCATGTTGTTATTAAGCGTGGACTCCATGTCATTACGCGATTGGGTGGTGCGGGTTAGTTTCTCTTGGATTTCCGCACGATCGCGTTCCTTCTGGTTGATCTGGTCAGTCAGCTTAGCGGCGTTTTGTAGTAGCCCGTTACCTTGCTCCGCAGTTGTGCCAAATTGCTTTCCTTTTGCAATGTAATCATCACGCTTGGCAGTGATATCTTTTATTTCACCCGTCAGATCAGATACTGCTTCTTGCTGTACTTTTAAAGCCATATTTGCATCGTCTATCGCACCGCGTAGCTGGGTATTGCTCATGGACTTCATTGAGCCATTGAGTTTATCCAGACCATCAGCGAAAGCGATCGCTTCCTCCTTAGCCTGCTTCGCGCTTTGCCACCAGTAAAGCAATGCTCCTGCCGCGATCATCGCGACACCAGTTGGCCCGCCAAAAAGAGAGAGCGCCCCACGCATTAGCCCAACGCCAACAGATGCAGCGCTTGCCGCAGCTGAGGCTCGCGCAGTAGCTGCCGCCTGAGCCGTCTCTGCCTCAGCCAATGCGATAGATGCTGCGGTTGCCCTTGTTTTTGCAGCGATGAGGTTATCAAGCGCCAGCATTTCCGCCGCACTACCTCTTGCGACATTATATTCAGCCTGGGCGAGGTTTAGCGCAGAAACCGCGGCCTCTTTATCAGCGAGCGATCTGCGCTGCGTGGCATTTGCTGAGAAGAGAGCCGCCTGAGCAGCCTGGTTTTCAGCGGTAATCATCTGGCGGTTTGCGACGATATTCTGAACTTTACCGGCTATACCCGCTTTTAAGGCACCAGCATATCGTCCAGCCAGCACAAGCGCGAAAGCCTTTGCGGCGATGGTTGCTGTATCAATAAAGCCAGCCATTTCTTCGGAGTCTCGCCCGAACTCAAGGATTTTGTCGGCGGCAGTGATTAATCCGTTAGTAAAGGTTTGTAACGCTCCTGTCTGGGCCTCGATTGCCACCAAAACTTCGGTAAAGGCCGTTTTCATCCTCACGCCAGCATCGGTAAGATTGTTAGACATTCCAGCCGCCGCTGCGGTGTTGTCGTCAAGAGATTGCCGCAACCCTTCACTAAGGTCTGAAGCTGTCAGTTTGCCTGCTGCACCCAGCGCACGTATTTCCCCTGCCGTTCTCCCGCTGGCGCTCGCAATGTCGTTTATTACGGTTGGAATGGCGGTAGTGATGGACTCCCACTGATCGGCGGAAACTTTCCCGGTGTTTATCGCTTTGGTGAATGCACTGATAGCTGACTCGGCCCGGTCCGCACTGGTGGCGTTCTTAACGAAAGCATAAGACATAGAGTCTTGGACATCGTTAGCCTGTTCAGTGGAATAACCCATGCTGCGCAGACCGTCGGCGCTTCGAATATAAAGCTCCTGGGCCTCTGCTAAAGATCGATAAGTCCCGTTAGCTGTATTAAGCAAGCCCCCCTGAAGCCTTTCAAATTCAGCCTGACTTGATGTCGCCATCTGAACGCGCTCGGCCATCTCCTGATAGCTCTGCACCATTTTTGCCATCTCACGCAACGCCCCAGCGGCGAAGATTAACTTGATCGTTGCTGCGAGTTTCGACAGTGTCGTATTCAGGTTATCCGCTGATTCATCGGTATCATCAAAATTACTCTGGAGATCATTCGTCATATCGACGACATTGCGACCGGCAGTAAGAAGCTGTGCAGTATCAGCGCGGATGATATAAACAATCTCACCAACGTTTTCGGACATTTTCATTTTCTCCAGGTAATAAAAAACCCGCTTTTAAGCGGGCTTGAATGAGGCTTTCTGTTAAACACTTCAAAGATTTTGTATAGCGTTCGTAGTCATAGATTGTTGTGATTGCTGAATTATGCTGCCACTGGTTTTCATTTTTACTCGTGCATCCTGCTGACCTGTTTGAATATAGGTATCGCAGTCT